GATCCAATAGAGCGATTTCCGTAACGCTCTACTTCTTGTTCGTAAACATCTGGTAAGAATTGTTGTGCCCACATATTAAATGAGCTGTCTGTAAAATCAATGTAATTTCCAGCATATAATGCTTTGCCTTGTGTTGGTTGCAAAGCAGCTGGTATACCGCCTGTAAAAGCCATAATAAAAAGTTTTTAATAATTGTTTATTTCCATTTTATGCGCAATTTGTCAGAACTATTAGAAGCTACAACCTTAACTGGGCTATTAGAATAATTTTTTTGTGATGCAGCATCTTGTCTTGGTGACATATCAATATTTTTAGATTGCTTAGCACTATTTTTTAAAGCATCGGCACGGCCTTGCTCATAAAAGTGATTAGCTATTTTATCTACATTTTCTGCTGCAAACAAAGCTCTATGATATTCTAACGGCTTTGTCATTTTTCCTGATTCTGGATCTAAATATTTAGATACAAAATTAGATAGGTCAGATTGTTTACTTTTAACCTTTTGCGAATCATCAACTTTAAACCTGTATTTTTTGTCTCCTACTTTGAAGTCAAAACCTTTGAACTCCTCGTTAAAAACTTTATTGGTTGCTTGTTGAAAAAATTCAGAATTTTGGTTATTAATATCTTCTGATTCTTTTGCTTGTTTATAAAAGTCAAAAGCTTCTTTATACTCTTCAGGAACATTACTTTGCTTTCTTAACTTAAGATCAGCGTAATATTTTTCCTTAGAAGTATTAAAATGATTTTGTGCTTTATATAAATCTTCTTTAAATGCTAATTGCTTAGCTTTAGCTTCACTTTCATCTACTGCTTCTTCATCAAATCCAAATTTATTTTGCATCATGAATGAAATGTCAGCATCGTCTAAATGAGGCTTTGTTGCTTTTAAATATTCGTAAACTAGGCTTGTGGGTTCAAGAGCTGAAAAATCTCTGTTTAGACTAACGTAGTCTTCAAGACTTCCACCTGTTTCTTCCATAAAGCTTACTAGCTTTTGAATATCCTCTGGCATTTCAATATTTTTTTCTTCTGCCTCTTCAACCGCTTCAACTATTTTTTCTTCAATAGATTCAGTAGCTGGAGGCGCTTCGTCTGATATAAGTTCTAGCGGCGACCCCTGCTCGTAACCCTGCTCGGCAGGCTCTTCAGTTGGTTCTTGCTCGTTTTCTTGCTGAACTTTTCCGCTAACCTCGGGTTCGTCGCGTAAAGGTACTTCCTCTGGGCTTGACTCTTGAATGGCATTTTCTTCTGTGTTTACTGGTTTATCCAAATTAACTTTATAGGTTCCATCGTCTTGAAACCCATACTCGGGGCTAACCTCTCCTTGTTCAACAGCCTGTTCAATTACAGCTGCTTCTTTTTGTTGAGCTGTTGTGTTTTCAATACCATCAACAGCTTTTACTTCAATGTTCTCTTGTTCCATAATATATAATAAGATAATTAATAATTTTACTTAGCTTCAAACCTAGATAAGTCAAAGCCTCCTAAAACATCATTGCCTTTTGATTCAAAGGACTTTTTGGGTTTTTCTGTCCTCGGCGGGCCAGCTATAGAACTAACAGATATATTCTTTTTATCTGCTATTCTCTCTTGTGTTTCACTTTGTTTTTCAACAAGTTCTTTTTGAGCTGAAAGTTCAAGCTCTTTAAGTTTAACATTTAAATCATACTCAAATTGCATTAATTCTTTTTTAGTCTGAGCCTCATATTGCATTTTCTTAATATCTAATTCATTTTCAGATTTTTGAATTTGAATTTTAGACTCTGTAGCAATTTGATTAGCGTTAGCTTTAGCTTCTTCAATACCGATCTGCGCTTGTCCCTGGGCTTCTGCCTGAGCGACCGAAGCGGCTTCGGATTGAGCTGCATCTGCTTGTTGCTTTTTAACTCTTCTAAATTTAAGTAATTGATTAGCCAGTTTTATGTTTCGCACTTGCCTAATATCAATAGCATCTTCAAGAAATATGCTTCCTTGCGTTAATGCCATTTGTATATTATTTTCTAGCCTAGCTTTTTCTTCTTCGTCTGGCTCTAAATCTAAGAATATTCCAAAATCGTGTAGGTGTAAGTTTTGCAATTCTTTTAATGACCCTACAGAAAAGCCTCCTATTGAATTAATAAATAATTCTTTTGTAGGATGAAACTCTAAAACATCTTTAAATCTTAATGATATACACTCGGCAAGCTTTTTAGTTATAAACATGCTTGAGTCTAAAATATGCCTTGTAGCTACATTACTATTAGCAGCCGCCATTTTTTGCACACCAACTAAAGCTTTAGGATCCGGATCTGAACCATCTCTAGCTTCATTCAAACCTGTTATGTCTCTAATCATTTGCAGGTATTGGTTGTATGCACCTATAAGAAGCTGTACTTGGTTACCACCACCTCCAGGCAATTCTTGAATTGGAACTTTACCGGGATTTGGGTCGCCTTCAACAGTTAATGATCTACCTATAATAGATCCTGTTTGGAAATACATATTTAATGCCTCTTGAGGGTTATATGATGTTCCGTTACCTAAATCAATTTCCGCCAAACCATCTGCATCAAGATAAACACCTGATGGTGTCATTCTTTGTATTGCTTGCTGAAGCTTTAAATGCGTTAACTGAATTAAATCAGCATATGGCGTCATTTTGGAAACTAAAGAGTTTATTTTACCTTTATATATTCTAGGTGCACAAACAACATAATTCATAAGAACCTTATTCGCATTTGAACTAGGCCTAATCATATTGCTAGCTTTTTCCCATTTTAAAAGTTTGTTTTGACCTAAAACGTAAACACCCTCATATAACACTTCTTCTGCTTTGGCAACTCTTTGGAATCTTGTTCTTTTATCTTTAGGTGGATTAAACTCATCATCCTTCTTAATTGCTTTTTCTGCACCTGTAGAAGTTTCTTTAATTTTGTATACGTTGTTTCCCCACGTTTTCCAATTAAAATATAAAACAGTAGCTACATTGTTGTCGGCGTTATCATTAGTATTGTCAAAGTTTAAGTTGTATGTAGACCAACTCCCGCTTTTTTTAGCAATCTCATCAAAGTCTTCATCTTTTAAAGAAGGAAATTGTTTTTTAAGCTCATTGAGTTTAACCTTTTTAACTTCACCAAAATAGTATACGTCGTTAAAATATGGATCTTCTGTATATGAATATACTAAATTAGCGGGATCAACATAATCTAATTTAACACCGTCAGTATTATTAAAAGAATGTTTCATTGCACCAATTCCTAAAACAGTTAAATCGTAATCAACTCTGTTTTTAAGGTATTCATATTTATTAATATTAAATATGTTTTCAATTGCTTGTTCTTCTGCAATTTCAATGCCTTGTTTATAATTAAGCTGCATGTATAAATCAAACTCTTCTGAATTAGAAGGAAGATTTTGTTTTTCAACATTACGTACGTCTACACCTAACTGGTTCTCTACAGCATCAAGCATTGCGGCTGCATTCATATCTCTTTGAATAGCCTCTACATATTGAGTACGTCTTTCTGTTGATAAAGTATCTTCTCCTTTTGCTCTTACAGAGTACAGTCTATCCTGCATTCCGTTAACAACAATGTCAACAAATTTAGGAATAATAGGTACCGGTTTCCAATCAAGGTTTAAATAAGATAAATCACCGTTAATAGCAAATTCATCTTTATACTTTTTAATAGATTGGTCACCTCTAGCATAAAGTTTCAATTTGTGAAAGTCATCTCTTGTGGAATAATATCTTCCTTGTATGCCTTGGCCTTGGTTAAACCATTCTTGCTCTATAGCCTTAGCCACTTTTGTTCCGTATTCAACTGATTTTTTTTCAGAGTCCGAAACAGCTTGACTTGGAAAATCATAGTTTTGCGATTTAGTCTTTGCCATATTTATTTTATTATCTCACTTCTAGCTCCAGAGTTTCTATATTTAGAAAAACCAAAGTTTAATTTTGTTTTTTGCCTAACAGGCGCTGGTCTATATAAATGTTTTCTACACGCCATAATGGCTAATCCGCTACTTATAGAAGCATCGTGTGCAGTACGTTTTGAAATATCAAATGTTGCCCAATCTTCAAGCGTTCGTTGAAAATACATATTACCATAGTCTTCGTTAATTTTACCAACGTAGTCTTCTATATAAGACTCTATAGCAGCAGCGTGAGCTTGCTTTATATCTTCAGACGTATTAGGTATACCACCTAATTCATTTTCAGTTTTAGATAATCTTGCTTTTAATTTATCTGGGCGATTCATAGAGTAACCTCTATAACCTCTTCTTTTAATATGATATAATAGTCTAGGCTTGTTATTTTCTGCTAGTATTGGCATTCCATAAAATATCATTGCCATAAGTACGTCTTCAAAAAATATTTCAGCAGTTTGTGGTCGTGCGATATACTCTAAAAAGAATTTTGTATTTGGCACATCTTCAGTCATTGAAAATGTTGTTAAACCGTGCAAAGCACCGTTAGATCCACCACCACCCACAGTTCCAGAAATATCGTAAGAGTCACAACCAAAAGCTCCAAGACCATCATTGCCTGGATATTTGATTCCATTTTTTTCTATTACATTATTACGTAGATGCTTTGGAGGTATCCAGCTAACTAAAAATCTACCATTACGCATTGGTGTCCAGACAACTTCTGAGTCTTTTATACCATTCTTCCATGAAAAACCACCGCGAACAACATAGCCGCTCATGGTCATTTCTTCATTAAAATCAATTTGTTCGTATATTTTACTTAAATTAAATAACGAATTAACGGTTTCATCTCTAAAAGCGTGCTTCTCTGATCTTGGAAACTGTCTGTAGTATTCGTTTAATGCATCTGCATCAGATTGTAATCCTTCGACTTCGTTTTCCCAATGCTCAATAACGCCTGTGTGTATGAACTCTCCGTCAATTCCTTCAATCTTTTCTTGTGGTGAGTCGAACACAGGGTATCCATACTTATCAATAAATCCTTCGTAGCCCCATTCCATAGGTATAAACAAAGAATATAATCCACTTGCAGTCTGTCCATTTTTATTTCGTTTAGTAACGTCGGAGTCATAATATAATTTTTTAAAGTTATCGCCTCCCTTTGCTAAAGCATTAGAAGTTGATCCCATCATGCATTTACCTACTACTTTTGCTCCGAGCCTAAGACACGTTTTCGTGACCCTCCAGTTATTGAGGATGTTGTCCGGCCTCTCCCATTTACCCGATTCATCGTGGACAAGTAGTCTGAGCTTCTCCCCATCGTACGAGTTGTCTCCTGTATTCTTCCAGTCGATTGTTGTGTCCAAACCCTGTTGTTGGTCTTCTTCCGACGCGGTGGAGCGCATAGAATTTCTGGTAAGTCTTCTTGACGGAACCTTATAGGATAACTCGGTTTTGGGTCTTTCCATACCGTCTTGTACTGGTTTGAAGAAGAAAGGGTAGTTTGATGATATTGGAACCACCTTGTCTGTGAACATCTTCTTAGCATCAGATCCAGATTTAGATAAAATTCCGAATCTAGCGTCTCTTGAGATCGTAGCTTGGTTAACAGTTTCTGAGCTTGCCATGAATGAAAAACCTGACCGTCTGTTCTTAAGATAGCACATGCCATAACTTCTCTGATCAGCCTTGCACGCCTCCCAAAAGTAATAGAATATTCTATTTGCCTGCCTAAAGTCTGGTGCTCCCACATCGATCTTTGTCCAGTTAAGGTAGATATAGTGTGACCCTGTAATGTAACACGGGGTGCCGTTGCACATGAACCAAGAACCATTATCACGCCTAGTAAACTCACCGTTAATATAGTCGTAATATTTTTCTTTAATATCGTCTTGATATTGTTTAAAATCATATAGAGTTTTTATTTTACTTAACGATTCCGGTCTTTCCCTTCTTGTGAATACTTGTTTATCTTTTTTAAGTTTTTCACCGTCAACACTTTCTGGGATTTGAGGTAATCCTACCTTAAGACCTTGTATTTCGTATATTTCGCCTAGAGTTCCATCTTTACTTATTATGACACAATCTAAATCTTTGTCATAACCATACTTATATTTTTTAAGCTTATTATTTTTTTTTACTTTTTTGTCGTCAAGATGATCTGAAATAACATTGTATAAAGTTTGTGTATACATTATTTTAATCTATCTTCAACGCCAAGAAACTTTGCAGCGTCTTTTTTATCGTTAGTATTAAGCTCTTCTATTTTTTGTATTATTTTTAATGAATCTTCTATTGCAACCCATTTAGCTTGCGCAGCAATCTTAGCTTTCTCCGGATCTAAATCTTCTAAGTCAATTCTTTGTCTTATTACTTTCTCCAGTTCTACTAGTGCTTTTTCTGAGGCATCAATTATTCTTTCAGTGCGATTCATATTGTAGTGTTATGTGATTTGATAAAATTCTATATAATTTTGTGTTGTCAATATTAAACTCGTATTCTGAATCTGGTGTAAAGCCAACCACGTCTCCTGCGGCTAACCCTAATGATTCTAAATACTCGTTGCTATACACAAGCTCACCAAGTAATTTTTGTTCCTTCTCGGTGCTCCATTTTGATTCATCATTTATAGGCTTTACAAAGCAATATTGATCTGGACATTTCCATTCATTATTTTCTTTATAAGCATATATTTGATCTGGAGAGACCATGTAATAGTCTTCTTTAATAAGACTCGACGAATCTTTTTCTACGCCTCGTATGTCTATCCATCGTCTAAAAACATTGTGATGTAATATAACCTCAACGCCTTCTTTAATGGGACTGTCTTCTAACAATGGTGTTGATACAATAGTTCCTATTCTATTTACAAACTGGTAATCTCTTTCTGTTATTTCAGTGTTTAAAATAAGCTCTTTACCATCCACGTCTGCTGAGTTATTGTATCTATTTTGAGAAAATATAATATAATTGTATATAGACTTCATTAATAATCTAAATTGTATTCAACTGATACTGCCATGTTAACATTAAAATGCTTCCAAGGCAAAACTTCTTTATTTTTAGTAATGTATATTTTATACGAACCATTTTCTTCTGCAAGTATATCACAAATAGTATGCCCGCCGTAAACTTCTTGCCCAACAGAATAATGCATTGCTTCATTCTTATAGTCTTGGCCAATTGATATTTTTCTAATTAATTTCATTTAATTTATTTTAATATGTCCATATAGTAGTGTCAGGTGCACCGGGATACCCAATGCCTACGTGAACAAAATTACTTTTTCTTGATATTCCAATTCTTTTAAACCCACATTTAATTGCAGCAGCAACTAACAAGTATGTAGCTTCGCCACCGGCACATTTAATATCTACAGCTGCACCGTGCGCATGCTCTCCTGGTTTTTCTTTTGCAGCCTCTATAGGGTGTTCAGGTGATCTATAAGAAGAATTTATAATTATAGGAAAACCATAGGTTTTTCTAAGAGCATCTAGCATGCCTAAAAGCTTAGGATCCATTTTATCCATGTTTCCTTTAAAATCCTCTTCGTCTGTAAAATATTTTAATTTCATATTATTTAAATTTTTTATATATATTGATTGAAGTATAAACTATTGTAAGCGCTAACACCAGCGTTTGTAGTGTTGGGTTGATGTTGTGTGCCATATCTGAACTAGCAAATAATGCTGTAATATTTAAACCGTATATTTTTAAATCTGTATTTATCATTTATGTTTATTATTCCCGAATACCTTCTCGACACCTCGTGATCCGAAATAGCCCCCGATAACTATTGTTAATAGTCCCGTTATATCATCTAATGGGTAACCCATATACCAACCAGCAACATATGATGATGTTAAAAACACCAACGTTAATGGCCGTACATTAGCTGCAAGCCAGCTTCCTGATCTTGCATCTGCTACCCACCTTCTTGTTGTACCGTCAATTTCAGCTCTTTCAATATCTAATTTTTTAAGAGCAACTTCTTTATCTTCTGGTGACATATCGCTGCCTCCGATTATAGCTTGTATTACAGAACCAACAGGTGTGTCACCTGCAATAGCTCCAACAACGCTAGGAATTTTTTGCAATAAGAATTTCCCAACGTTGGTGTCTTTAAATTTTTTTTTAGACATATTATTGTTGATATCCGTTTGATACTACAGTATCTATTTGCGATTGTGGCATAACCCCATCATATATACTAAGACTTGACCAGCTATCTGTTAACCAGTCTGTATAGCCAGGAGAACAACCTATCCAAAAACCAGAAGCCCCATTATTTGTTATTCCTGTTGGAAAAGTACCTCCTATCGTAGTTTCGTTTACTAGAGTTGTTGCTGAGCCACCTTGCACGCCTACATAAGTCTTTACTGTATTTGTACTAAATGTTGTTGTTATATTATACCACGTATTAAGATTAATTCCATCAGCAAAAGTAGCTACTGTTGAATTTCCTGAATATATTCTAAGTGATTGCGTGTTAGCATTATTTCTACGAGCTAATCTTATACAATTGGTGCCAAAAGCATTAAAAGACCATATTCCTCTTTCTGCATTGTACCCTGGGTTATTTGGTTTTTTACCCCAATATGATACACTAAATTCTGTAGGTCTAGTAAAACCAGCTCTTCTACCGTGAGACCCCCCACCATTCAGAGTCCAAAACTTGTTTCCAGCTGTGTTGCTATAAGAGCCATAGAAAAAAGCTCCTGGGCTTCCACTAGAATAAGGACCTAAGGTCAATCCATTTATTACATCGTTACATGAGCTTCCCCCATTAGTAAACGATGCTGAATCCCATGCTCTCCAGGAGTTGTTTATCACTGCATCAGGTCCTCCCCCTCCACCAGCAGCTTTGATTTGATGTAATTGTCCAAACATATTATGTAGCTATTTGTGATATTGAATACCAAAATTCAGTAGCACTTACGCATGTAACTTGTATAAAGTTTTTAGCCGCACCAGTGTCGTCGTAATCTCCACTTAGTTTGTTAAAGGTACCTGCGCTACCACCAACATTAAACGCTAGTGTGTTGCTTTGGCCTTCTCCTGTTATTACAATTATTTTTGTTATCCCAGGAATAACGTTCTGCATGTTAAGCGTAATATTTTCAGTTGCTGTAAAATTAAATACCTGGTTTAAGGACCAGTTTATGTTTACAGTACCAGAGGATTGTGTTAAGGCTGACGCAGTAGTAAATTCATCACCTAGTTGTCCGCCTCTATATTTAGTTTGTGCCATAATTAACTAGGTTTTGATATAGTGTAGAAAAATTCACCGTTTCCGGCGTCGTTGGTACATACTATTTGTATAAAGTTTTTAACATTAGAAGCGTCATCGTATGCACCGCCTAATAAAATAGCTTCAGTTGGGAATGTTAATGTCTTAGACGCACCTGTGCCATTTATTCTTAATATCTTTACCATTCCAATGGAAAAATCACTAAAAGTAAAGGTAGTGTTTTGATTTGGTACCAAAGTAAATACCTGCGCAGCATTAAAATCTAAATCTACAGTAGCCCCTGGTGTTAAAGAATGAGCTGTCTGGAATTCATCCGATATTACGCTCGAAGTTATTTTTGTTGTTGCCATATTTTAAAATTTAAACCATACTTTATATCTACCTCTTTTTGCTGGTTGGTAGCCGTCGTTGTATGTACCTGAGTAATCTGAACTTCCATTCCAAAGCTTCCTGTCTGCCTTTGTTCCTAAATTATATTTAGCTCCAGCAACAAAAGCCCATGAAGCGTTACCATTTTGATAATTGTGATTGGTTGCTGTAGTAGGAGATGGAGATGCGGAATAATAAGGATCTCTTTTTATTATATACAATTCAAGTGTAGAAGCTCCATATGGTGCATTCCCTGGGTAGTACGAGTTCCCGCCGGGTCCATTGTTTACTGTTGGAAAAGCATCGCTTGCTGCATCGACTAATTGAATGTACGGAGGGTAAGACGCGTAAGACGTCCCATCGTGATTAAGATCCGAAACTGTAATATACTGACATTTAAAAAGATCGTTTGACCATACTCCGCAACCGGTATGTTGACTAGAGCCAACGGCATTTCCACCTGCTTTGTTATCTATTAAACCATCACTTGAAAGATCTGCAATTGAACATTCTCTGCCATAATACCAAGTAGCCCACGAAGAATCCCATCTAGCCCAACCGCCTTCTGAGTTTGATTCAGAACCATCAACGTCAAAATAATACTGACGAGTTCGTGTGCCATCATTAAAATAATAAGTTCCATTTGCTTGTCCACTTGCAGCTACTTGAGCATGAGACGTAAAAGCAGTTGCAGAGGTTAGGCCTAATGTATCTGGAGGAGTAAGACCCGAGTTCAAAAGTTGAGTAACGCCCATCATGACCAGGGAAAATTAGAATCAACCGAGTCTTGTGATAACTCAATTAATTTTTTATCTAATTGTCTTGGCATCATTAATAATATAGGGTCGTTAGCGGCCCAATCTATAATGTTTTGTTCTGTTAAATCTGTATATTCTATGAATGGCGCCGGCGGAGGAGGAATATCCCCAAATATAATTTCTATTTGATCATTTGCCTGATTTGTTCCATCTGAAGCAATAACGTTTATTATAGCGCTTTTTACTACACTCGGAAAAACCTCATCTGCCTTTTTTAAAGACGCAACGCTATATGTGTATGTATTTGCCATGCTGTTTGTATTATATTAAGCGTAAGCTGTTATCTTATATGCTGGTACTACAAATTCATTATTACCACCAGCAATCCAATAATTTGTTTGATGCAACCAATAATTGTATGTTGAAGCATTGTAGCACGCTGCACGCATCTTTATATTTTTAGCAGAATTCCAAGTATTCATTGTTCCGTTAGCAATACTATCAGTTTGTCCATTAATTTTAATCTCGCACCTAATATTCCTAATCTGAGCACTCCTTTCGTAGCTACTATAGCCATAATCAAACCATTGTATTTTTGAAGTTCCAACATCAACACCGTCTACACTTCCTAGCATTGAACCTAATGTATAATAATTAGCTTGCTCGTCTTGTGATTGTTGAAATCTATACTCAATAACAACTTTTGTGGTGCCAGTAGGAGGCTGATATGCAAACGAGCTGTTGGTTACATCAGCCATTGCTGTTGAAGTTACGTTTTGATAAGATGTGCAATTAGGTGCTGTAATATTGCCTTGTAACGTTGAAATAGTTTGATTATCGCAATTAAAAGATAATTGTTCTAAAATATTATTTCCGCCACCACTTGCAAAAAAATCTGATAAATTTCCCATATTATTGTCCTATTATTACCCAACCATTAGTTGCGTCTGAATATATTAATTCAAAGCTTGCCCCAACAGTATCTAAAGTTAAATCAGAAGCTGCTCCCATTATTCTATTTCCATTCCTAAGAAGTTGACATGTAGCTACGTTAGATCTATTTGATATTTTTATACTATCACCAGAAGCTGGACTAGCTGGTAGTGTTAAATTTAAATTAGCTATAAATACATAAACTGACCCCGCTGAAGCGGTAGTGTTGTTATTTATAACACTTACGTTATATTTAGCGTTATTAGCGTCGTTTATGGAAGCGCCAATTAGACCACCATTACCTATTGAAACAATTTCTATTGTATCGTTACTAGCGGGTGCTGTGCTAAAAACAATAGCACCACTGGTTAAACTATATGTAGATTTCTGCTGATACACACCAGAAAGAAAAACCATAGTAAACGCTTTATTTGTTGGCGTTCCGTTTACAAGAGTAAAAGATGTTTGTGATCCTGTACCTGTAAAAGTATCATTAGCTAAATAAGTTGCCTGCGATAAATTGGTAGCAGTTAAAGACATTACCTCAAATGTATACCCGTTTTGTGGTGCAGTTGAAAATGTTAACGTGCTACCCGATAAGGAATACGTTGATTTTTCTTGATACACACCTTGAATAAATACATAAGTTAAATCCTCTGAAGTTGGTGCAACACCTAAAGTAAATTGCGTAGTAGTACCATCTCCAGTGAATGAATCTCTTGAAAGCGTACCTTCATCTGAAACACTAACAGAGCCTACTGATATAACCTCTATATTATTAGTTCCTGCCGCAGGAGCTGTTGTAAATGTTATTCCTGTACCGCTAACGCTATAATTATCTTTAGATTGGTATACACCACTTATATATATTTGCGTTAAATTTTCGTTAGATACAGAGTTTGCTAAAGTAAATCCAGTTGTTGAACCGTTCCCACTAAAAGTATCTTTATAAAAAGTTGAAGATCCTCCACCTCCACCACCTGTTACAGTAATAGTTTTTGTATTGCCAGTTCCACTAGCTGTTACTCCACTTCCTACAAAGTTTAATGTAGTAGCTAAAGTAGATAAAGATGAACCCTCTTCCTGTACTGTTATTCCAGATAGACCCGCAGAAGCGGCTATTGTAACTTCATTATTAAGAGAAGTAAGTGTTACATTTGAGCCTGCAGTAAGTTGAACTGTTGAGTTATCGTTACCTGAACCAGATGTTAAATTTAAATCTACATTACTACCATCTTGAACTGATCCTAACTCGTATTCTTCAGCATCTATAGTTACTTGTGCAGAATTATTTCTAGTTAATACAATATTTTGTCCCGAAGTAAGTTGCACTAACGAATCCGTTCCCGAACCCGCATCTAAATTTAAATTAACATTAGTCCCGTTTGTGCTAGCATTAACGGAATATGTATCTCCAAGAGTTCCTGTACCAAACTTAGCATAGCTTCCCATGAGGGGGTGCGCAGTACATTGGTAAAATAAAACAGGAGGAGTAGATGTGGTTGGTACTATTTGAGTATACGCGCCTGAACTACCGGGTGTCCCACTTGTAGTTACACCTGTTGTATAAGCAGTATTTTTTGTAGCGTCCTCGTAAAATCTTAAGGGGTGCCCTGCATTTGAACTATCTGTTTGATCAAAATAATACGTATTACCTGGAGTCAATTCAAGATAAGCACCTTCAATACCGTCTATAGTATAGCCATTAGAACTACCGCTTCCATGTTCTGGGTGAGCGGTAGTTTTAGTTACAACTTTAACTATTAAGTTCTGGGCAGTGTCGCTATGCCTTATAGCTCTATGCGCCGAAAGGTCTATCGGTGATTTAAATTGAATGCCCATATTTTATTATGCTATTTTACTAATAAGTACTCTGATTGATGCTGTACCGGGTGCTGTACCGGCAAAATTAATAGTAATATTGTTTGCATTTGTTCTTACAACTTCTGCAAATACTGTTTCACCTGTACTAATTTCAAATAATTGTACATTAACGTCTGTAGTTCCAAAACTGTGTGTTACAGTAACAGAATTAGCTCCCCCAACAGATGCTACATAAACAGTGTTTTGTAATGAAACAAAACCACTACTTATAGTAAAATCATCAGAGTCAAATGAAGCAATACCTTTTACTGCGCTTACCTGGCTACCAGCAGTCGCTAAATCAATATTAGACTGTGTTATTGTAAAGCTGCCAAGTGTTGGTCCTGAATTTGCTGATATTGCAACTTCAGCAATAATAAAATCACCCGCTCTTACTTGCTCCCCTAAGAAAACTCCGTCGGCTGTTACCGTATATGCATCTCCTTTATCAATAGCAATGTTTGACGCTCCTGTTAAAGCAGGTGAGTTTGTGCTAGCGTCATATCCTCCTTTATAATCTAAAAGACCTGTTGCTACTGTATCTACATAATTTTTTGTAGCAGCATCTTGAGCAGACGTTGGGTCAGATATATTTTCAATTCTAGCGTTCTTAGTTCCTGAAGTTACAAAGTCAAATATTTGATCTCCTGTAGCAAGTGCTGTTCCGGCGTTTGCTACGGCACCTGTAGTAATGTCAATTTGTGGTACAGGCCCACCTGGTTGAACTATCGATACTTGATTTGCGGTTGCTGTGGTAATTCCAGTTACATCGCCGCCCATCGATTCCCAACCGGTTCCGTTGTAATATTTGACTACATCATCTGTGGAGTCATAATACACCTGACCCTCTGCAGGGCTAGAAGGCGCTGACGCTAGCACTTGGATTACAGCATTCTGTAATTCATTTTTATTTAAGTCTATGTTGTTTAAATACTTAATAGCCATTTGTTTTTTTGTTTTAGTTTAAATACGCTTTTCCTGAAAAAGCAGATGTAAAACTTATTGTTAAATTATTGTTATCTAAATATGTTGTAAATCCTTGTACTATATTATTAGCACTATCCACTACGCTTACGCTAGGAAATTTTCCTAAATTATGTTGTATATTCCAAACGCTTGAAGCGCTTGGTTGGTCAAATGTAAAAAACTTATCACTTTCAATATTAGGAACCCCTATAGCTGCTACCGCAATAGAGTCTAAAGCGGGTGTACCGCTACTTCCTACATGCGTTAAATTTAACAAGAAAGCATCCGCTAAGTTAGTTATTGATACAACAGCATAAATTGCGTAATTAGATTGTCCCCCTTGTGCTGAGTTTGTTATTTTAATATTTTGATTTAAAAGTAAAGCAACCATTGGTGAAATATCAACAAGACTTATTGTTTTTTTAGAAAAAGCAATGGCCGTTATATTAGACCAACCAAATTGTTGAGGTGCTGTATTATCTACAGCGTACCTAAACTCTTTTGCGTGTATAGCATTATTTTCATACTTACCTGCATACTGATATTGTAAACCTATTTTTGCGCCATCAGCATCACCTGTTTTAGAATAGAATTCTGCAATACCGCCTATTGAATATAGCTTAGTTGAATTGTTATCCCCTATGTCAGAACCTACTAGTTTATCTCCGCCAGTGATAGCGGTATCTATTTGATAGTTTTTTATTCTTGACATGCTTATGGGTATTGAGTTGATGAGTTAAGACTGTACGCTTCAAAACAACCTACGGAATTAAAATTCAATACAAAGCGAACATTGGTACTAGATTGCGCTCCTAATGTAAACGTTCCTGTACCACTTCCTGAAGAACCAGAACCGGGTAGCGTTCCACCGTAAGTTCCTGCTAAGCCTGGTGCTACAGCTAAATTAGCGCTACTAATGTTACTATTATTATTGTAACTCCATGCAATACTCCATGCTGCTCCTTGTGCCCATCTTAATTGTCCTGATACGGTAGTAGTTACATAGTTTGTGTTTGTAACAGTAACTGATCCGGTAGGCGTGTAATAAGTTATTCCTGGTCCACCACCTTGGGAAAATGAAGAGGTAAAGGTTGATCCACCTCCTTGTAAAGTTGTATTTCCTAATGGTGTTAAAGTTACCGGAAACGATCTAGATGATGCAGTACAACTTCCGTTATAACCAGCTGTAACAGTGTGGTCAAATGGTGAAGTTGCTAAATTATATGATCCAGAAAGCGAACCCGATAAAGAATATGAACAACCAATTTCACCTGTAACCCTAAATATGCGGGTGCCTCCAGTGGTACTTATATTGCTTGTATCTGTATAAGCCGCGCTTTGCAGTACTACTTCATTAGGAAATATTTGCGTATCCCCTGCGTACATAGCACTAACATCTGTATGGCCTGCCTTTACGGCGGATATAGCTTCTGGTCCTAAATTAGTTGGCATATTATGCTATTACGTATATTGTTTTGGGGTCATAGATATCTACCTGATATCCTGCAGTTGCTGCTGATGTATATGCAGGAGCAAATGCCACCACAACGCTTGTTGCATCTGGAACGCTGTCTACAGTACCCGTTGTTCTTGTTGTGTTACCAGCACCACTTCCCGTTACATATACAGTTGCTCCAACGCTAAATATAGATGATGAAGTAACTGTAAAGTCAACAGTAGCAGAGCTAGCTGGATTACTACCGGTTGATGCACTTGTTTGTTTAAGTGCATCATACTCGGCTTGTGAACCCTTCCAGAACTCTAGTTGCTTATTTTTTTTATTACCGGTGGTGCCATCCGTAAATGGTTGACCACCGATTATTTCTGTTAAATTTGACATATTTTTTTTTATATTTTAGTTGAACCCATATTGACGAATATTTACGGTAGCACTTCCTCCGCTATTCGTAACTGTTACAACTCCAGTTCTTGTTGATAAAGTGGGATTATACGCACAATAAACAGTAATAGTATTACCACTTTGTGATGTTGTAATCCAACTTTGATTGTCAGAAACAGTATATGAAACGCTTGACGTTACCGTAAAGGTGTTTCCTTGCAATTCGTTTCCGTCTTTATCATAATCTAAGCCCATTTGACTGAGCGAAGGTGGACTAACTGGTGGTGGAGCTGCTTCTTGTGTCCAAGTTACAGAATCTAATAATGTACTTTGAGTAGATCCACTATATAATTTTATGGTTCCAGTGCGTGTACTTCCAGAAGTATTCGCTGATAAACTCCATGAGTTTCCAGTTGTACTTGTTGTACCAGAATTTGTAGCAGTCATGCCAGTTCCTGTAGCTACCGTATTCCAAACTCCATTTGCAGTAACATCGAATGTTCCTGAGTGTGCAGTATGAACTTTTGGAGCAGCAAAACTAGTTGTTATGCTTCCAGTAGTAGCATTAGAAGGTCCAGGTGCTGCAATGTTAAATGTTAACGAACTAACATGGCTATTTGGCACGAGAACAGTGCCTGTGCTTACTCCGCCTCCTGAAATAGCAATGAACGAGGAACTTCCATTGTGCTTATAAACATATGTTCCCGAAGATGGAAAAGTTAAATTTATAGCACTCAAACTACTGTTGATACCATGTATGGAAGGATAGTTTGAATAACTCGTACCACCTCCTGAACCTGATGCTGTGTCCGGAACGTAACTAGGCCCATCTGTTAGCGCAAACCCTCCTGGTGACGTATATGGTATTGTCCAAGAAAACTGTACTCCAGATGTCCCAGAAAATGTAGTATTACCATTTTGCCATACTCTACCTGGTGAACCATTTGTTGCCAATACCGTGAAAGAAGGGGATGTTGAACTAGCATTACTTGAAGTTACTCCACTTAAAAAAGAAGAATTCGTTATAGTAACCGCAGATTGTAATTGAACATATTGTGTAAGTTGTGTTGGGTTTGATATAGTTGAATCCGTATGTGCGTAACCACCACGTGATATAGTAGAAGAAGTAAAATTTGCACCGCTTCTCCAAGCATATCCAGTAATTGGTGTTGCCCGCAAATAAGCTTGAAAGCCAGTAATTACGCTAGAACAGCCTTGTGTCCATCTCCAATATGAACCACCACCATAAGACCAAACTGAAGTATAAGTTGGTATGGTTGCATTATATGGGCCCGAGCCGTTAACAGTTAATGTTACGGTTTTTGTTGATATACCGCTCCATGTGTTACTATTTGTATCATAGCTAGCCGCATAAAATGTTCTGCTAACAGAAGTACCACAAGTACCGTTGGTTTGGGAGGCGGAAAGTGTATTGCTTGTTAAAGCTGGATTGCCAAATCCTAAACCTGTTGAAGTAGTTGATACCTTTGAAAATACACCTGATGCTGGTGTTGGAATTGTTCCTGTTGATGAAGCGTTTGAGGGGTGTGTTACTGATGAATTACTTGCTGAAATTGTAGGGCCATTAAATGCCGCGGCTGTAACAGTTACTGTTGACGTTGCTACCCCACCTCTATTATCAGTTGCAGTTATAGTAAAAACATTGTTTGACGTAACTGGTCCTATTGTGGGAAACCACGAACTAGCTATAGTAAAATTGCATGTTCCTGAATTCTGCCCAGCTGAAAAACCACTTACGTTTACATTACCACCACTTGGGTCGGCTACTGTAATAGTGCTTACTGTATCTGCCGCGTCCGAGTCTGAATAAGTAAACGCTATAACTTGACTAGCACCAGCAGTAACCTGTATATCTGTATTGTTAGCCCCCGGTGTTCCAACTACAGGTCCTGTAATACTGATTACTGGAACTTGGTTATTTACCCAAACAGTGGTACCACCTTGATCTATCTTTTGAACCTGGTTTGGCCCAAAGTGAAAATTTAGTCTATCGGTTAGTGTACCAAAGTTTATATCTTCTGCCATTAGCTAGTAAATATATATAATGTTGATCCATCTCTTGATGATGGTGCGTTAGCTTCCGGTCCAACCCAAAATTTAAAACCTGTAGTAGGAGTTTGAGAAGATCCGTCGTGTAATAAATAATCCACTTGATCAGCGTTAGTTGTAAAATCTATTGGTTTTACATCAAGACCACCTGGATAAAATGTTTTTGAATCTGCCATAATTATGTCATTAAGTAACCAACAGAAGAGTTTATATGTGTAAATCTTATTGGTTGATTATTAGTTATAGTCAATGATTGCGATGACCCTTCTATTAAAGCAGCAGCTACTGTGATAGTTGCAGTTCCAATTCTTTTAACTAATATAGTTGATCCATCTGCAGGAGCAGCTGGAAGTGTTATAGTAAAGTTATTGGATCCATCTAATACATATATACTATTATCTGATAAAGTAGTATTGCTTGATATTTGAAAGGCTTGAGCGCCGGCAATTCCTAGAAGTCCAGCGCTTGGTAGCTCTATTGTAAGTCCCATTAGTTAATTCCGTTTACGATCCAACCATTAGCTGTGTTAGAATAAAACAGTTCAAAAGAAGCTGTTGATTCATCTAACACTAAAGTTGTTGATCTCATTATTTTTTCTGATCCATTAGGATTTATTGTCCATACATATGATGATGCGGAATAACTACCAGAAGAATCTAGCGATGACATATTAGTAAACCTAACCGTATCACCTGCAGAACCTGCTGGTAATGTAACTGTTCTATCGGCTGTAATACCATCTAATATATAATGCTTAAAGTTTTCTACGGTAGTATTTGTAGATAAAGCACCTCCAAAAGCATACCCTTGATTTAAAACAACTTGTCCATTAGAACCAGCTACTGTTTGTAAATTACCAAAGTCTATACTTACTACCGGAACATCTGTATTACCTCCATACGTATATCTAGCGCCATTAGCACTTCCTAATACGCTTAAAGGGTTATGAGATAATGCGTTTGTTGCAGGATCTAAAAACACAAAGTTTGTTTTAGTAGCCTGTGGTATTGAATTAAGCTTTACAACTTCAGAGTCTATATTGAACGTGCTAGTATGCAAATTCATAGTACCGTAACCTTGTCTACCGAATGTTAAAACATTAGTTCCGGTATCATAAGCAACAACTAAGTACATGTCTATAGAGTTGTCTAACATCTGACCCCCTGCTGAAGGAAATGCTGCGGTGTACGTAGTACTTACAAAATATAACTTCTTACCTGAAGGTATATTTTCAAATGTATTTTGGAAGGCTGTTCTATCACCAGATGCAACTGTAAATGAAGTAGTGCCCGCTGTAACAGATGGAGCGCTACCTAATGAAGCTGGAGATGTGGCTGCTGAAAACAAAGCTCCTGCAGCGTTCTGTGTCGCATAGAAAAATCTACCTGGCGTAATATTAGCTGGAGGTCCTGCAAGTACTTCTGTGAGTCCCGGAATAGCTTCTGCTACACCCGATGACAAAGCTGGTAAACTAAAATATTTATCATCTACTTTTAATGATGTTAAATACCCTTCATTACTTAAAGTACCTTGAGATATATTACCTGCAACTTGATTGTCTATATTATTACCTGAAGCATCTTTTAATTGAACGCCTGTTGAAGACAATACTGATTTAGTACTGTTTGCATTTAGCGCATGAAATTCAGG